TAAGTGGGATACAGGTAGTAGACGGCGTAAGGGTTAAGAGCGGAGACAGAGTGTTAGTTAAAAACCAGAGTGACCCTACGGAAAACGGCGTGTACACCGCCGGGGAGAGTAGCTGGGTTAGGTCGGAAGACGCTGACGCGGAGTCGGAGTTGCTGTACTCCCTGTACTACGTAGAAGAGGGGTTAGTCAACAAGAACAAGGGGTGGGTATGTACAGGCGCGGATTTAACTAGCGGTGTAGTCTTTGAGAGGCTTAAGTTTAAGGGAGTGAAAAAATACCACCTGTCTAGTAGGAATTACTACTCTTGGGGGATCCTAGTATTAAGCCTGAGTAGCTTATACCCCGAAACCTACGACTTGCTAGCAATGGTTAAGCCAGCGGGTTGGAAGGCAATAGTAGAACTGCAGCACAAGCTGTACTACAGCTGGCACTATAAAGTGGAGGATACCGCAAGAAGCAACTATATTAGTACCGTAAACTTGACGGGTGTAAGTCCCGAAGTAGACAAAGACTACTACAGCAGCTTTATAAACTCTATTCACTACTACGATCTAAGAACGCTGTACAGTATAACGTTTGCGGGTAGCACGTTTAGTCTGGGTGGTAGCTACCACAGCAGCTTGCTTAACGGTACAACGCTAAACGACATAGGGTTTTACAACCTGTACTACGAAACCGAGAGCAGCAGCTACACTTTGCTAAGGTACCCAGCGCAGTATTCGTACCACTCTAACACCCAGCCTAGCTGGTGGTAGAGTTATAAAAGTATTTTTTTGTATTTTTTAATTTGAAATTAATCATATAACAATCTTGGGGGAGTACTTAATGGTTGCAAACATATCCCCCGCAGTATCTCCGTATATTGCGAGGACGAAAAAGGCTATCGAATTTTTCGAGGCGAACGAAGACAAGACTCAACAGACTGGGCTAATGATGTGTATCGCCGGCGGACCGGGAAACGAGACAGACTGGCCTAGCGGACCCCCGCTACCGACGCTGGACACGACTCAGCTGACTTACGTGAAGGGTTTTAAGAGATACAACGAGATGTACTTTGTTGTACCGAGTACGTACGGAACCTTAAACATAGGCAACATTAGCTGGCTGAAGGTAGACTTGATAGACCCGCCGGACCCAAACGTGTGGATGTCTAGGTACCTAAACGTGATAAACCAGCAGTCTCGGTGGCTGTTTGTCAGCGCGCTGCTGGGTGCGGGTGAGGCGGACACCGCGGCTTACAAGCAGGTGGGGCTGTACAGCAATCTTAAGGTACTCGGTGACTACAACAAGGACTTCTTTACGCCAGATGAGATTTCGAAAACGGGAACCGACGTTTCAAACTATAAGTACGACGGGATACTGGAGCTGTACCAGAATAAGGAAAACTTAGTGTCTAGGTCAAGCGACTTGATAGACTACTTCGCTTGGGTCTTAGAATTCTAAAGGGTGGTTGTGTGAATGCCTATACCGGTTAAAAACTTGAACATGGCTCCGTACTACGACACCACGGAGCAAGAGTTAGCAAAGGGTTACTCTAAGTACCTAGCCGTTGAGGGTCAAGTCTTACAGAACAGGGAACTCAACGTTGCACAGGGGCTGATTCTAGGCAACGTTAAGAGAATAACTGACTTAATGATAGACGACGGGTCCGTTGTCTCCGGGTGTAACTTTGTAAACAACAAGGAGAAGAAGATCTGCATTCTAGAGCCCGGAGAGGTGTACTTCAACGGTTTGCTAATTAAGGTACCGTACACCGAGTGGTCGTACGCGTCGGTACCCTTAGGGATGGTCTACGTGTGCTTGGAAGTTTTACCGTACGTGTACACTGAAAGTGACGACCCGTCGCTGTACGACCCGGCCGAAAACATAGAGAACTCCGGAGTTAGGGGCGGGCACAGGCTAAAGTACGAGGCAACCCCGCTGATTAAGACCGTAGCGGAGTTTGAGGCTGACGCTGAGTCGAACAGAAACATAATCGCTATAATTAAGCTAAGGGATAGGGACACGTTTGGTCCGATCAAGCCTACACCCATCTTCGGTAAGATTTACAAGCAGATGGCCGAGCGTACGTACGACGCGTCGGGAGACTTTATAGCGCGGGGTCTCAAAGTTAGTGCTCAAGTAAGCGACTACCCGGAGTACAAGTACAAGTTGGAGGTGTCGGAGGGGCGAGCGTACGTAAAGGGATTTAACTACACTTACAACAAGCCACAGTATTTTTTAGAGGACTTAGCTTTAGTCGTACGCTCCAACGAAGACTTACCGGAGACTAAGAGTTTTATCACCGGCGTAAGGTCTTACACGCTGAATAGAAAGTATATTAAGGCTGTCACAGACGTTAACTCGTTTATTAAGATTTCCAACATTGACATGACCGGGTTCTCGCACAACGTTCTGACCGCACTCGCTGCCGAGCCGTACAAGATGGCGATTAGTAGAGTAGCGATAGCAAGCGTTGTAGTCAATGGTTACAGTACCGCTGACTACACGTTTAACCCTGCGACAAACATCATAGTATGGAACATTTCGTCACCACCCTCTTCATACACCGTAAACGCGGACGTAAACGCGGACTTAGTGGAGAACGAAGACTACTACATAACAAAGAGTGAAGACACTAGTATTATAAACTTTAAGACTACAAACATGGTAAGGGACGACACGCAAACGTTCTCAGTAACGTACAGCTGGTTCTTGTCCCGCTACGACTTAGTTTACATTAAGGAAGACGGTTGTATCGCTGTAAAAACTGGGATCCCAAATGAGTTAGAGTTAATCAAGCAGCCTAACGTTCCAGTCGGTACCCTACCCTTAGCGTACGTAAGAGTTGAGCCTGGTATATCACCCGAAAAGTTTGTCGTTGAAAGCTTTAACATATACAGCGTTCCGACAATCCAACTGCAGACGATGAAGAGAAAGATAAGCGACTTTGAGTACAACTTTGCTATGACTGAGTTAGAGCAGATTGCGCAGAGTAAGCACACGGAGTCGGACGATTTGTACAAGCTAAAGAATATATTCGCTGATGGTGTAACGGGGTACAGTAAGCTAGATCTGGACAACAGGCAGTTTGACGCGACCGTTGACGTTTTCAGGTCTGAAGTTAGGCTACCCATGATCATTGACCAAGTAAACGCTAGCGACGTTAGCTTTAGGAACGCGGATGGGACGGTTACCGCGGAGGAAATTCTACACCTTGACATAAGCTCGCACAAAGTAGCCGACTTTCAGCCGTACATTACTCACAACATCGACATAGCCCCGTTTTACTACAAGGGGCTGGTGCCTAAGATTGTGTGTGACCCTAAGAAGCTAAAGCACATAGAGGACTCCGTGACTGACAAAGTTATATGGCTACCGAATAGAGTTATATACTCTAGCAGGACCGTTAACCGCTGGTCTACTAGAACTGGTTCTCAAGCTGGAACTCGAACAGTTACAACGTCGGTCAGGGAGTCAACGATTGTCGGTGAAGAGATCGTTGAGACTAAAAAGCAGGAGATAGACTTAGTTCCGCAGCCGTACATAAAAGCGGGTTCTATTTTAAAAGTAATCGGGGATGATTTTCCACCCGATACTGAAATAAGGCTGTACTTAGACGAAAAAGTTATAACTCCGGAGTTTAGTGACCCAGAGCACAGTGACGCCACGGACGTGAGTTTAGACACGCTGGAGTATACTACTGAGACGAGTTTTTGGAAAACTTCTACGTGGAAGTGGGGAAAGCAGTGGTGGAACGGAAAGTGGTACTGGAGATTCTGGCCACCCAGCTACGGTGACAAGGGAGTGTCGCTATACTACGACGAGTCTGACGGCAACTGGTACTGGGAGAAGAGTGGTTTCGGTACTCTGATAGACGGAAGCGGTAAGCTGACTGACGTTCCAGACTGGGTAAAGTGGTTAAGGAGATCCCCGTGGTGGACTTACTACTACAACCAGCTGGCCGAGGGTGCGTACAAAGAAATATTTAACTATATAAATACTAGGGAAGCGTTGACGCAGTTTGAATACGCTACCGGTTTTGAGGAGTCTAACGTTACTGTAGTTACTGATTGGAACGGACACTTTGCCGTAGAGATTAAGATTCCTGAAAACACGCCGGTTGGAAAGCACACCGTCGTTGCAGAGAGTGTGTTTCCTGAAAAGCTTAACCCTAGTAGGTATTTTTACGCTTTCGACGAGTTTACGGGAGAGTCATACATACGACACTGGGTAAACGAGATATACATGAGGAAGGTAGAGAGAGTAGAGGAGACTATCTACGTAGAGAGAATTACTACGGTTTCAAGGAACGGTGGTTCAGATCCCGTTGCACAGTCGTTTTCCTTCAGCGATGATTTATTCTTAACTGGGATTGACGTTTACTTCTCTCACGTATCGGTTGACCCAACCGCTAGAGTTTGGTTTAACATTAGAGAGACACTCAACGGTTACCCGTCAAACCAAGTTATCTACCGTAAGGATATTAGTATCAGTGATATTAACACTCCTACTACTACAAACCCGTTTCCCGCTACGCACATAGCCTTTGACTACCCGGTGTACTGCGCGGCTGGAAAAGAATACGCGTTTACTATAGGGTGTAACGTAGACGGTTTTCGGATATTCTACGCGAAGATGGGTAACCGCGACTTGGTTACGAACGAACCTGTAGTCTACCAACCGCACTCAAGCGGGGTTATGTTTGTGTCCTCAAACAACCGCACTTGGACACCGGTACAGGACTCCGACATCGCTTACACGCTGTACAGGGCGGACTTTGACACTAGCGGTAAAACTTACTACGTGTACTTTGTCAACGAGAGCTGCGACAACACGGCGAACAACTTTAAGATATTAAACGTATCGATAGGAGACGTTGTCTTGGAAAACACCGACGTACTGTATGAGTACACTATATCCGCCACGGAACCTACAGCCTTTGACCCTGAGAGTGAGAAGTGGCAGGAGTTAAACATTGAGGAGATGTACGAGGTACCCACGTCTGACACGATGAAGCTGTACCTTAAGGTAACGCTGTCTAGCAGTGACTCAAAGGTTACTCCGGTTGTCAACACTAGCACGCTCGACGCTTTCTTTGCTAAGTACAAGACAGTGGGCTCGTACATTCTAGTTCCACTAAACATAGAATAGGGTGATAGTATGGCCTTTAACATTTTCTTTAAGAAGGGACGCTTGATTTGGGACGAGTACGTTCCGTCGATTCTAAGGAGCGACTCACTGACACCGAGTGTTAGCTTCGACAAGGGTTACTCTTGGATGAGTTTAGCTACTCAGGCTGCGAGCCTAAGGGAGGGTAGCGTTGTACACGGGGGGAATATAAAGGATCTAGGCAACGGTTTTAAGCAGGTAGACCTTAGCTTCACCTTCACACCGACGGTGGTACCCATGATAGCCGGCTACAGCCTAGAGCCGGACTCTACGTATGGATTAAACCCTGGAACGTACTACTTTGCCGCTGGGTGCATAAACTACGACACTCCGTGCATGAACATTTCAAATGGCGACAACTACTACGCAACCGGGCAGTTTTCAGTACCTGTATCAAAGTTAGTTAGGGTAGATATAGGAGCAAAGTCGAGAGTTAACCTATTTATAAACTACCCGAAGTATACTCGAGGGTTGTGTGTATACTACGGTCAGCTAAGCGGTAGCACGGTAAGCCTCAAGTTATATCACGTTACTAACTTAGTCCAACTGTTAGATAGTAGTATTACTGCTGAGTCTACCGAAACTATAGTTTTAAAGAATACCTACCCGTTTCCCGACAACGGGGTTGTAAAGATTGAGAGTGAGTATATTAAGTACACTACGTGCAGCTGGAACGGAACAAGATGGCAGCTTACGGGGTTAACCCGCGGTTTATATAGTACTACTCCAGCAAACCACACCAACCCGT